TGATCACTTGAACAACGCGGAAGGTCTTGGAGAAGCCTGTGCCTTGCTTGGTGATGTGATGACAAGCTTCAATACCTTGAATCTCAATCGCAGAACCTGCTGGAGTGTCAGCAGTGCTGTTGACCGTGATGGTTTGGAAACGGTTGTCAACGTTCTGGGTTTCACCCGTAACAGCCGTCGAGGTTGCAACAGGCACATAATAGTTGCCAGCAGCAGCCAAGGTGGACATCGTAGGATCAGCACCAGTCGCACCGGTTAGACGGTTAGCATAATCGAGCTTGTAGGTTTCAAAGCCTGCAACCATGCCGACGAACGAACGCTCGAACGCATTGTTGGACTTATTGCCTGCGAAGCTGCGCGATACCGAAGCAGTGCCTGGATTAGCTGCACCGCCTGCAATGTTGCCTGCAAGACCGTTATAGTCGCGGCTGGACAGAGCCAGATAGCGATCAAAAGCTTGCACGCCTTGCTCGTTCATGATCGAGTCGCAAAGTGCCACATCGTCATAATCACCGGCTGCGGTGTTAACAGTTACGACCAATGAACCTTGAGCCGCAGCTACGTTCATGATTGCAATGTTGATGTCGGAAGCCAGCTTTTGCTTGGCAGCTTCACCGAGACGGCCTTCCTGCAATTGGTCACGAAGTTCCATTGCGTCCAAGATGAACGGAACAGACTTCTGGAAGCCAAGCGTGGCAGGAACCGAAAGCTGGGTGTATTGGGTGAAGTTAGCGGTTTGATCCATGCCATCATACGATTGCGCGATGTATGGCTGAGGACGATAGATTACGTTGTTGGTGCGTTCCATCATCGAACTGTCGGTATTGTAAACCGAAACATTGCGCGACAGAACCAAAGCGTCGTTGAAGCCTTCGAGGATGTCCTCAAACGCAACGCGTTCTTCTTTACTGAAACTGTTAGCCATTTTAAGCTCCTAAGTTATTTGGATGCTGCACGTCGTTTTTGCGTTTTGTACTGGATGACCTTGGTCATGTTGCCAGTGCGAGCCGCTTCTTCGCGCAGCCGTTCAAGGGTGTGATCGATTGCACCTGAGATGCGGCCACCGCCGCTTGTTATGGTGCGCTCGGGTGAGGTTGTTGCCTGACGATTTGATACTTTCAACTGCGTCTCCAGTTTTGCAATCGCGAAGGCGAACTTCACGGGATCTGTGATTGAAGATAATTCCTTGGCTCGTTTTTGATTCTTGCCGAGTGCGTAGATGACAAGAGCGGGTTGCTCTGAACCTTGAAGAACGATCCCCTGCTGCGTGATGTTGAATGTGTCCAAAGCAAATGCCTCGGCATCATCATAATCGCGCACCTTTAGCGAGGCCTTCGCCTTCGCGTAGGAATCAAGCTTTGCCTGCCAAGCTTTGGTCTCTGCATCTCGCTGAGATTCTGCCTTGGCTTGCTCGGTATCAAAGACGCGTTTGTCCTCATACCAATCGGCTAACTTCTTCTCGTATTCATCAGCATCGTAATCGCATTCTTCAAGGCTGGGCTTTTTTCCTAGCGTTGCCGGTTTGGTCTCAGCAATTGGGGCGTTTAGCCTTGCTTCAAGCTCGCGAATCTTTCGCTCTTTTTCACGGTTGGACTTACGCAGCTCGCGAACCCATTGAGGCGCACGGTCTTCTTCTTGAGGTGGCGGATCCTCACCGATGGAAACAACAACTTCCTCGCTATCATCTTCAGCCTCGCCATCATCTTCCAAGACAAAATCTGCCTCGTTGACTTCGGTTTCGGTTTCAAACTCCTGCGTGTCGTCTTGTTCCAGTTCTGCCGTTGACATCGTTATACCCCGTTATCTCACCCAAGGAAAGCGGTGGGTGGAACCGCAACTGTTTGGGGCTGCAATGCCTCCCCGATCTTTTCCGCCGTCTCGATTGCTGCCTTGCGTTGGTCAAGGTCAATCGTCGAAAGCGTTTGTAAGGTCTTGGCCTTAGTCTCCTCGGCCCGGGCCAGATTATATTCCGTGTTTGCTTGGGCTTGCACCGCCTTAGCTTGGGCCTCTTGCGCTGCCGCCATGAGATACATTGCCTGTGGATCAGGCTGTTGCTGCCCCATCATGGCTTCCATCATTGCCATTTGTTCTTCATCGGTGGGCTTGATCACGCCGAGTTGAACTAGCTTCTTGCGGAAGAAGTCCTTGATGTCGCCAATGCCCTCTCCGTCCATGTTCATGATGGCCATTGCTTGCAAGATCATTTGGGTTTCAGGATCGGTGGTGACTTGCATCATGCCTGTGAGAGCTCGAACCGTAGCCTCCCGCCTGCTTGTGAAGCTTGGGCCGACATCCACCGCCACATCGAAGGTAGCTTGGCTGAAGTCATTCTCATAAACCATCGCGCCTGTTTCTGGATCGATGGTGGGACGCATAAGCTCAATGGAGGAGACCTGATCCATTTGATCGATGGCCTTCATCTTGCGGCCCTCCTCGACATAGATGTCCTTGGCCATGGAAAGCCAAATCTCGCCACAACGCCGCATGCTCTTGGCCATGTTGGTCATGTAGATGAACGATTGCATATCAAGGCGGGTCTGGATCAACTCAACAGCCTTGCCGCTGATGTTGCTCACCATCTTATCGCCTTGCTGGTTGTTGCCCAGAATCTCGGCCATATCCTGCTCGGTCAAAGCCAAGAGCGCAGCCATTGCCGGGGGAATCTCTGCTGACTTGGTATAAGCCACCGGCCCGCTGATCTGGGTAGAGCCGTCAACGCCCGTGATTGGATTCACAAGCAGATAGGGATAGTTCTTGATGTTGTCCTCGGCCCACATGATCTGATGGCCTGCTACCTGTTCGGGGAGGAGAATTGGCTTCTCGATAGATGAAAGCGCGCTGATCTCACCCAGCTTGCTCAATTGCATGTTCTTGAGGCGCTGCGGGTCTTTAGCTAGACGCACATGGCCCATGCACCGCTCGACATTATCCACAAACCATCGCTTGCCGTAGTAAGGAACGATCGGGATATTCTTGCCTGCAATATAGCCCGCATCTTCCAAGATACCGCCACCGCTCATGATATACTTGTGAACGCGACGACGCTTTACCCGCTTCTGACGCACCTCAATGGTGCCGATTGCCATAAGGGTTTCCTCAAGCGTTTCATCCGCTGCGAAGTCTGCTTGGGTGTAGCGTTCCTCTTGTCCGTCAATAGTCTGAAAGATGCGGATCGTCTCGCGCACTTCCTCAACCCGGTAGTATTCCGCCACAAACACCACATCGGGCGTGCACCAGTCGTATTCGTATTGATGGACAACCTTGGGCCAAGTCGTAGGATCATCATTCCATTCCTCGATGTAAGCCTCACGAGTTACCGAATAAATCACGAAGCAATACTTAGCGTCCGACTTGTCTTGCTTCTTAGCGTCTAAGTCAAAGAACACCGAGGAGTCCGCATCATAGATTGGTTCCATCCTGATGCGTTGCTTTTCGTTCTCGTCGTCCTCGTCATCTTCATAAGTGGTGCGAAGCCTCCAGGCACCAAAGCCACCGCCTACACCTTCTTCAAACGCATTATCAAAAGCCTCATCAGCGACACTGTCCTGCTCATCAGCCCTATAAAGCCCGTTGCAAACCTCGGCTAACTGTTCGTTCTTGGTGCCGTCCTTGGATACAAAATCAACAGCGATGCGGTTATTGCGATACTCATTGATGATACGAATGACGCTGAGGTGGATCTTATTGACCTCGAAGCGTGGTTTGTTCTCGAACTGGTCGCCTAACGGGCCTTCCCATTGCGCGCCACAAATTGAGTAGAAACGCCGATCCTGCAGGCATTGAAGCCGCTCATCGCGCATCGATGTTTGACACCGATCAAACTCGGTCAGTGCCGCACTATGAACGCTTGCAAGTCGTTGGTCTCTATTGAGTCTAGCCATCTACCACCTATTGACCATTGCGAGCGGTTGCACCTCGACAGCCTTCTTCGGAGCCGCACGACGACTAGCCTCGCAGGCATAGCGAAGCGCGTCAATCAAATGGTTATCACGGTCTGCTAAAATCGGCAATACTTTCCCCGTCAAGGGATCGGTCTTGTAGGAATAGAACGTTAGCTCGTCGATTGTGTGCGTGCATCTGGGATGGACTATGATGTCATGCGACTTCAACCACTCAATGCCTTCCTCTACCGACTTTGGCCCTTTGACCGCCGACATGATCTTTGGAAACCCGTTCTGCCTCATATGGCTGATTGTCTCAGGTCTAGAGCTATCGGCAACGATTGGCCACTTTTCTGAATCAGGCACGGTCAGGAACAAGTCAGGCGTATGGACAATCTCGCAGCCGACCATGTAAGCCTCGTGATCAATGTAGAGGGTTCTCCCTATTACATGGCAACGAACTAGAACCGTTGGATCACTAGCGAAGCCCCAGTCTGCGCCTAGCCGGTGGATCGCATCAGGTGGAGCTTCGAACTCCTCAACCGTCCAGTTCCTGAATACCCGCGAGCTGCTGTTCTGTAGGTAAGCCCCGCACCAGACGTGAGCATACTTATCAGGATCACGAGCCCGGTCATATTCCATCTCGGCCCGTAGCACATCTGGAAACCAAGGATTGTCGTTATAGTTCACCTCGATCACCTTACAATCAGGCGGAGGCTTATCACCACGAAGGAGCGCATCGACGGGATCTGACGGACTGCCGGGGTTCCATGTGAACCATAGCTCTGAGTTTGGCTTACGGATTGTTGGCCGGAGAAGATCGAGACTGCGCTGGGATAAAGACTGCGCTTCTTCTACCCATGCGCGGTCATAGCCTTCTAACGACTTGATGGATTCAGCGGTATGGTTTTGCATCCCCTGGAAGATAATAAGCCCGTCGCCCTTCTTGGATTTAATGACCGATTCCTGCACTTCGAAATAAGCGCCTGCGTTCATCTGCTCAATCTTGACCTCTAGCAATCGCTTGACGGATTGAGACAAAGATCGCTGAACCTCACGCACGCAAACGCTGCGGCTGTTCTGGTCCATGATGTGCGCCTCAATTAACATCTCCGCAAACGTATGGGATTTGGACGAACCGCGTCCTCCGTATGCACCTTTGTATCGTGCTGGCTCTAATAACGGGAGAGCCCATTTTGCTGTATCGATGCGCAGCGTTCTCACTTGTTGATCACCACACGTTCAATGCGGCTGATACCCAGCTCACCAGTAAGATCGATCTTCTGTGGAGCGTTGAAGCCGTGCATGGCGTTAAGCTCTTTGACCGCAGAAACCTTTACCGATCCATTGCCTTCTTTATAGGCTTGAACGAGGGCTTTTACC